TTCGACTCCTGAATTTTCTGCAATAGATGGTCTCTTGGCCCAAGTTGGAACTGATATGAATTCACGTGGTACTTTACGGTTCCATGTTAAAGAGAGTCAAGTTCATAAGTGGACTGTAAGATCTTGTCTAGACATGGCGATGGTGGGTACTTACCAAACTGGCTCGAGTATGAATACCCTTACTCATAGAAATTTTAATATGATAGGTCATATTACCGCGGAAACCGTAGTCACTGCTGATTGGGATAATAACTTTGAGAAAAGTGCCTACACACTGAAGAGATGTGTAGAGTATCCCGGTAAATTTGGTAAAGGTGATTGTGGTTCTGTTACTTATCTGACAAATAATAGAGCAGGGTGTAACATCCTACTAGGTCTTCACGTGGCCGGATCTCCCCGTAAGGGAATGTGTAATATAATTACGCAAGAAATGATCGAGGATGTGATAACTAGAAGAATTGGGAAGATCATTTGTTATGATGAGGAAGAGCGGTGTGAAGCACAGGGTCTCAGTCTTTATCCCGTTGAAACCAATTGGACTGGACAAAAATTACCTGATGGCGAATTTGACAGACCACCTCTTAGAAATGTTAGGAGTAACATAATTAAATCGAAATTACATGGTAAATTACCAGGTGAATATGCTAATGTTAAAACCTTACCGTGTAAATTACGCGATTTTATTTATGGTCCTGAGACGGTTCCTAAGCAGTTTTATGAGGAAGGGAAGGATGGTCTAATTATATCACCTTCAGAGCAGGCTCTTAATAATTATGTAGTACCACCTACTCCAATCAGCGAGAGAGATTTAGCTATGTCTGAAGCCTCTTATATGGAATTGATTGTTCGTGCTACTCGCATGAGTGTTGGAGAGCGTAAAGTAATTCCCTTGGAAGAAGCTATCGGCTCGTTTGGTGAGAATGTTAAGACGATCGCTCCTAGTACAAGTCCAGGTTTTCCGATGAATGTTAGCGGAGTTGAGAATCTCAAGAAATTGTATTTTGATGCGAGATCTCATGGTAATGAGGAAGATGCGTCAATGTATTTTTCTAAGATAAAGGTGCAAGTCCAAGAAATTCTCGATAAAATTCAGAATCGAGAGCGCCCTTTTTGGGCTTACACTGATTGTCTCAAAGATGAAGTTAGAAGCTATGAGAAAGTGCTTGAGGGTAAGACGAGGTTATTTTCTGCTTGTCCTTTTACTCTACTTCTTGTTACTCGTATGTATTACGGGGCTTTTATGGATAACTTTTTCGGAGCTAATATAGAAGTTGGTTCCGCTATAGGTGTGAATTGTTACTCTGAAGATTGGGATATGCTGG